AAGCTTGCTTTTCGTCCTGAAACGTTTGAAGTCTATCATCAGGGGTAGGTTATGATCCGCTGGATACTTGGTGATAGAAGCCGTCGCAACCTGTCAGGAGTGCATCCGGACTTGGTGCGCGTGGTCAAGCGAGCGCTTGAGTTGTCGCCGGTGGATTTTACAGTTATCGAAGGGCTGCGCACACCTGAGCGTCAAGCTGAGCTGATGAAGCAAGGCTTCACTCGCACACTGAAAAGCCGCCATATCATCGGGCAGGCGGTTGATATCGTACCGCTGCCGGTTGACTGGAATAATCCAGAGCCGTTTAAGCTTGTGGCTGACGCGATGAAAAAAGCGGCTTTAGAGCTTGGCGTGCGGATAACCTGGGGTGGTGATTTCAAAACGTTTGTGGACTTGCCACACTATCAGATTGAGGTGGATAAATGAGCCTACTAGCTGGCGGACTAATTGAAATTGGCACAACGCTGATAAAGCGGTTGATACCGGACAAAGAAGCGCAAGCCAAGGCAGAGCTTGAACTGGCGCTGATGCAGCAAAACGGTGAGCTGCAAGAGCTTCAAACACGAATGAGCGCGATTGTTGCAGAGGCAAATAGCGCCGACCCGTGGACAAGCCGCGCTCGGCCATCGTTTATGTACGTGTTTTACTTTATCATTATCATGCTGACGTTTGTTGTTCCGCTGATTGGCGTATTTAATCCGGATGCAATGGCGTCGTTTTATGCCAATGTTGCCACCGGATTTAAGGCGATACCGGAAGAGATGTGGTGGACTTTCAGTGTCGGCTACCTCGGCTACAGCGGCGCACGCTCATACGAAAAGCGCCACGGCGTTACAAAATAGAAAACCGGTGATAAAATGACACAAAGACTACGCGACAACACTCCAACGCCGTTGTCAACTAAACAAAATATGATTAACCAGCGCCGTTACGCGCAACGTTTGAGGGATAAATAATGCCTACTAATCCACGCTTTAACGGCAAGAATCACAGCCAGTTGCCGGACTTAATCTCGGATACCATGTACCTGAAAGACCTTCCTCAAACATCTGACGCCCCAACCGGTTACGGTAACGTCGCGGCGGTGGTGAATGGGTTGGTTGATGCGGTTGAGTTTAACCCGCTTGCCTTCCAGGTGTCGGCAATTCAGCCCACAGTAACTGTAAGCGCCGCAGGAGCTGCTACATCAATCACAAACTCGGTTCGAATTCAGCCGATGAGGTCAACAACTAACGCAGCCAAGTTTGCTGTTGATGGAGATCCAAATTTCAGGATTACTGGCGTGCCATCAAGCAAAACGTTTGTTGACGCTTCAGACATAATGCGTACAGAGCATCTGACAGGCGGGTCACCGCAGGCTGCGCGTTGGCGTCCTTACGTCGAGTTTACGCACACAGGTCAACAGTTTGAGCTTTTTATGCGCGTAACCGGCACAAACACTCGCTGGCGTTTGTGGATTAACGGCAGGCCAATGACTGCAGGAATGCAGACGTTAACATCAACTGGCGGCTCTCGCCACCGTATTCTAGTTGACTTCGGCTCTGTCGGCGTTCGTGACATTCGATTTGAAATGCAAGAGTTTTCATTCGGCGGCGTATTTGTAGAGCCTTTCGGCAGTATCACGGCGGCAAATTATAGCCGCAAGAGATTTGTGGTTATTTCAGACTCTACCGGCGCTGGCGCGACAAGCGATGTAAGCCCGTTTGATTCGTGGCCGTGGTTCACAGCAAACTACCTTGGTATGGACTGCATCAATATTGCAATCGGCGGCAGCGGTTACATTGCAGCGCCGAGCTTCCAATCGCGGCTGCAAGATGTTATTGACGCAAATCCAGACTATCTGTTTGTCGCTGGTGGGTGGAATGACTTACAGGGTAACACAACAACTGCGATTATGAATGCGTACAGCACTTTTGTGGCTTCAGTTGCTGCTGCACTACCAAACTGCAAAATCATCGTTGGTGGCGTACATATGAACTCCCAAAACGATTATCCGCTTGCAACTGACTTAGAGGTTGCGCTGAGAACAGCAGCCACAGCTAGCGGCTATCCGTTTGTGAGCCAGCGAGATCCAGAAGGTGTAGTCGCAAGCCTTCCTGCATGGGCGAATGGCGTTCCTTATAAGTTTGGCGACACCATTGCGCAAAACGGCCTACCGTTTACATGCCACACTGAGCACACAAGCTCAGGCAGCTTTGATGCAACAAAGTTTCGCTGCACCGCATTATACAGTGGTACTGGTAGAGTTGGAGCAACTGCTGGCAACGGAAACTTGGACATCTGTTTAACTAATGATAGCGTACACTTTAGTCAAGTAGGGATGTTGATTCAGAGTATTAATTACGCTGAGCAAATTGTTAATAAGTTATAAACACATCCTCACTTCAACTTACAGCGGTGGTAACTGACCACCGCGACACTCACACCTAGCCGCTGTGCAACGATGGTCATGGATAGACCGGAGTCGCATAGCTGGTGTAGGCGTTTTAACTTCTCCGGCGACATCATATCGCGTCACGCAGCGCTTGCAGGTTTGCTTCTGACATATCGGCAAGATACGTTGCAACCAAGGCCCGAAGCTCGCTGATTTTGACCAAGCTGCCGCCCCAATGTTCACGCGCCGTACCTACGCCAACACCCATCAGTTCAGCCACTTGTCGAGGCGTGATTTCTGGGTTACCTTCGCGCAGCTCAGCGATGCGGCGTTTGTAGTAGGCTCGCTTTGCTGCCATACGGTCGTAGCCAGCCAAACGAAGCTTGCGCTTCATGTTGCTACAGCTAACACCTAAAGCGCGTGCAACGTCCTCTGTTGTGTAGTCGCTTTGGTTGAGCAGCTCTATTGCGCGTTCAATAACTTCCTGTTTCATTCATCAACCTCCGGCAGCCGTGTAGCAACAAACAGCACGTAAGCAATCACGACAAACACAAGTGCACAGGCGAGTATGATGGCGGTGGTTAGCAATGGTGACACCCATGTCATGATTTGCTGCCTTGGCGCTGACCAGCAAGCGCAGCCTTAACGCTTAGAGCGACCATTGACAGTCTTGTCATCAGCAGTCTTGATGGGTCTGTAGATTTGATGTAGCTCATCACGCACCGCCTTGTCGTTTTGGAGCGCAAGCAGTAGATGTTGCAATGCGCTCAGGAACCCACTTTAGCAAAGTGAAAATTTTAAATTGTTGGCTGTTCATACATCACCGCCTTGCCGGACTCTATTGGCGTAACCGGACGCGTGCCACTCAGGACTGAAAGAACGCTTTAAGCTCCTATCAGCAAAACCTGAACTGTATCCCGCAACAAACCCCGCCCGACCAGCATCAGCTCGCACCTGCGCCAAGCATGCGGTGGGTGTTGCTTGCGCCAATAAAAAAGCATCACCGAGCAAGCTGAATACCTCAGATACGCCGCGCTGATTGTCATAACCTACGTTAAGCTGGTGGTTGTATGCTTTTAGAACGGAGCGCCGCAACACCTCAACTTGCGCTTGCAATTCGTCGTATGTTGGTTTGCTCATTACATTCTCCCCTCTAATTTATCCGCATGGTGAATCAACTCAGCCACACCATATCGCAGCTGTTCAGCTGCACAGCGTGCATTACTCGCCATGCTGCGCCCGTAGTCATAGTGATAGCCAGCCTGCTCGCACAGGTCGTACAGACGCGCATACAGCGCATCTTTGCTGCGACAGCAGGCTAGTTCGTTTTTTGCTTGGGTTAGGATGTTCATGATGCCGCCACCTCGAAACACAGCCAAATAACAGCAACCCATCCAATAGCTGCAACTACCGCCCAAATAATTACCGCGCCAGTGCAATCATCATACTCTACAGGTTCATCTGTACGGCGACTGTAGTCAATTTGCTGCAGTGGTCTGTATTTCATAACTTCCTTGCTCCGTTTTCTCATATCTACCTCGTTTCTGAGGCGTACTGCTTAATCGCCGTTGTTATTTAATCTGCTTTGTGCGCTTCGCACAGCGCCATGATTGCTGATTTGTATTTTCCCCAGAACTCTAGAGCGCCTGGTGCCATTTCAGAGATGCGGTCATCGCTGAATGACGCCCAATCTGAAACCAAATGCACTTGACACCCAATGCGCAAAAACGTTGTGGTGATAGTCACATCCCATTTTAAGTTGTATAAGAACAATGGTGTTTTTGTAAGTTTATCACCGTACAGGTTGGCACCGCGCAGGTCGGCACCGCGCAGGTCGGCACCGCGCAGGTTGGCATCGCGCAGGTTGGCATCGCGCAGGTTGGCACCGTGCAGGTTGGCACCGCGCAGGTCGGCACCGCGCAGGTTGGCATCGCGCAGGTCGGCACCTGTCTC